GTCTACGTCGAGATCGAATGGGTTCCAGACAAAGAGGAGAGAACATGACAGCAGCCGCGATCAGTATCGCCCGCGTCTGTCACGAGGCGAATCGCGCCTGGTGTCAGAGCCTCGGCGACAACAGTCAACCGCTCTGGGAGAATGCCCCTGACTGGCAGAAGGACAGCGCCGTCGCGGGCGTCCTCTTCCACATGGATCACATGGCCGACGGGGGTCCTGCTTCCTCTCACGAGGAATGGATGCGCCATAAGCAGGAGGAAGGTTGGGTCTACGGTCCCGAGAAGGACCCCGAGAAGAAGACCCACCCGTGCATGGCTCCGTTCGATGCCCTGCCGCCAGAGCAGCAGATGAAGGACCGGATCTTCCGGGGCATCGTCCTGTCGATGCTGGGGTGAAGCCCCCTGAGCCCTTCTGGTGTGTCTTCTGCGGCCGATGCAGAGTTGAGTGGGCCGAGGACGGGGAGACGCGCGTCGTGATCCACAACGACGGCTACCCCCATCCACCGTCCGCAACGTATGACGAGGAGAAAACGTGTCATTAACGACCCTGGGGCGCGAGGGACTCTTCCCCTCAATCTTTCCCGCACCTCGCGTCCCGGGGTCAAGGAGTGTGACCAGGGAGTGGATGTTTCCCCGTCTGGGTGAGCGGGGCCACCCGGCAAAGGCGAGTCCTGAAGCAGCGGTCCGCTCCCCTCGTGCTGCAACACGGGCAATCTCAACCGTTCAAGGGCTCGCAGCCCCGCACTACACAACTAAGGAGAAACGATGGGCAAGGCGATAGTCATTCTGGAGATCGGGCCGAGCGGGCTCGCTCAGGTCTTCTCGCCGGACACCGCGATTGCGCTGTCCGAGGCGCTGTATGACGCAGCGGAGCAAGCACAGAAGGAGGGCAAGTCGGTCTCCGTGACGCCCGTTCCGAACAAGGGGGATCCGGCCGTGACAGAAAAGCTACCCGAGGACCCGCCCGAGCCCAAGGGAGTCGCCCCCAGGTTCTCGCCGGCCGTCGAGGAGGCGATGGACTTCGGCGAGCACAGTGCGGTCGGCGACGCGCCGAAGGCGATCATCGACCTCGCGAACATCCTGTATAACGCCGACCTCTCGGACGACGACCACGCCAGGTCCATTCGTAAGGTGGTGGGACTGCTCCAGAGTGTCGTGTATGAGGTGAAGGGTGCATGAGTAAACCCCTAACACTCCTGCGCCGCACCTGGACCGTGCCGATGCGCTTCTCGGCCGAGGACGGAGGGCGTTGCGGTCCCGATGACTGGGGAACCCTCCCCCCTGTTCACGTCGTGGTCGAGGCTCACGCCACGGGCGGTCCGACGGACTTCGTGATCGAGATCGAAGGCAAGCGGGTCCTGATACTGGAGCCGAAGCACCCGCAGTTCCGGGAGTGGATGAGCGACCTGATCTCCGCGCTGACGGAGGCGATGAACGACCCCTGCGACGTGCTGTCCCTGACGCAGGAGCACTTCTCCGCGGAGGAGGAGAGGCTGACCGGCCTGGCGTTGTGCCGGGTCTACCCGGAGAACGCGCCGTCGCGTCTCGTCAAGGACATGGCCCGGCCGGAGGTGGACAACGCCTTCGACGGCATCCCGGCCGGGGCGACGCAGGTCTGGAATCCACCGCGGGTCAGGACGGAGTGGCGGCTGCCCGGTGCCGACGTGGATCTGCGCCCCTGGCGAGGGAGGACGGACGCCGAACTCTTCTGGGGCGACCTGGGCAAGGTGATGTGCTTCGACGAGGAGCTGCCGTCGAAATGACGAAGGAAGAACTACGGCAGGAGGTGATCCGGCAGCTCGTGGTGATCGAGGAGGCGGCCGACGACGCTGCCAAGTGCTGCGGGTGCCCGGACGCGGAGGGGGCGCGGGAGATGATTCACACGCTCCGATCGCGGCTGGAGAAGAAGCACGATCGCCCCGTCACGATCCAGCCGGATCTCTCCGAGTGAGAAACATGATGGAGAACTTCTGCGACATTGCGCGCGAGCACGGGGTCTGGAGTCTCGTAGGCTGGTTCTGCGGGTTCAAGGTCTACAGGTGCGCGCGGTGTGGCGGGCTGATGCAGGAGCACGAGTGACGGACGTAGTCCACGAGCGATTCAAGGTGAGCCTGAACAAGAGTCAACCAGCCGTGGAGTGCATCGCAGACTGGATATACGGACGGGGGCATCGCGCGCTCGTCCTTCCCCACACCACAGCGGAGCACCGCAAGGACTGGCGCAAGCACAGCGACCACGGGGACCTCCAGGTCTGGTTCGCCTCGGCCCCGGACAAGGCCCGGATAGTCGAGGTGAAGCATCAACGGGACCACCACTTCACGGGGGGCACAAGGCGCGACGGCTTCAAGTACCCGACCGCCATCGTCTGCTCCGTCTACAAATGGGACAAGGCCAACCCGAAGCCCCATTCTGTTATCCACGTCAACACGCCGAAGACCCACATCTACGTCGTCCCGGGAACGTCGCACGGGCGCTGGACCCATCGCCCAGTCAGGGACTACTTGAGCGGCGAGATGCAGGAGACGTTCTTCGTCCCGCTCGGCTTCGTGACGTTCTACAGCTTGGGGGAAGGGACGGCGAGGAGCCGTGCTGACACGCGCTGAGGTCATCGCTCTGAAGAAGCGGCACGCCAAGCTGGTACGCCAGCGGAAGCGTGCGGAGAGCTACTTCCAGCTACACGGAAAGGGTGGCGTGTCGGAGACGCGCCACAAGAACGAGGCGCGCATCCAGGAGGCGAACGCGGAGCTTCCGGTGATCGAGGAGGCACTGAGGACGGCATGGGACTAAGCGTCGAGGGGCTACACGCACTACAGAAGGCGCTGCGACTCGCGGAGCGCAGGTATGCGCCCCTGTTCTATAGACGGAGACGTGCGGGGGCTTTCAAGACCCGGGATCGCATCGATGCGAAGATCGAAGAGGTGAACGAGGAGGTCGGCGCGCTCAAGAAGCGCCTGATCGACTCCTGGGGGGAGTGATTCGTGGACGCGGGACAGCTCACGGTGCGCCGGAGGCACTTTTTGACCGTTCTGGGGCGCTACGCCAGAGCAAAGATGGAGGCAGAGGGCCTTTCCCTCGACCAGCTCGCCGAAATCATCGGTGCGAGCGGGAGGAACTGGGTATTTCGTGTGTTATCGCACGACGAGGACCCCGGGGCGAGCGGGGGGCGCGTCGAAGAGCCCCTGATGCGCTTGATCGACTGGGTCGGCTTCGGTGAGCAGCTCGTCAACGCCCAGTCGGCCCACAAGGACGCTTTCGACACGCATTGGGGAGACGTTCGCATCGCGATCCTGCGCTGCGCGGACATCCCGGAGCCGATCCGCGTCGAGCTTTGGAACTGGTCGGGCATTGGGCGCGTGCGGTCAATTACTACGAGAGCAAGCGGAGCGCACCGGAATGATAAAGAGGAAGCGTCGGAGGCCGAACAACCCGACGGTGGACGACGATAAGTGCACGATTCGGGTGGTACAGACGAAGAGAGGGCCTTCCAGGAGCCCCTCTGGCATTCGGCGACGCCCCCGCATCATCAAGGAGGTCGTCACGAGGTACTACCACTGTTGCGACTGGTGCGACTCGTGGTTCGCGCCCGATCGTGCCAACCAGCGCTACTGTGACGTTCGTTGCCGACATTCTTCCTTCAGGGACCGCGCTCGCGAGGAGCTGGCGGATCTACGCAAGCAGGTGTGAAGATGAACAAGGCCCGCGTGCGGGAGCTACGCAAGGCCCTCCTTTCTGAAGACGCGAGGGCTGCATTCCTTGACCCGCGTGGCGTAAACGAGCGCCTCACGACCTTTCGACGACGATTCATACGACTCAAAAAGGAGTACGCACATGGGAGACGATGAAAAGCAGGAGGCCCCCGCCAACCTGCCGAAGAGAGTGGTCCCGCTGAAGGCTCTGGCCGCCCGATCGAACACGGACGGCAGCGCATCGGCGGACAACCAGGCCAGGCTGCCCCTCTTGGACGGACGGGCGCAGTTCGCAGCGGGGCTCATAACGGCAGCGCAGATGCTCTCCGCGGCCCTCTACTTCTGCACCCTGGCGATCTGCGAGCGCCTGGATAGCCGCGATGCCCCCGCGCTGATAAAGGAGATCGCGGCGGCGACCGATGAGCAGAACGGGAAGCTGAACTGATGTCAGATATGCCCTACTGCATGGCTCATCTGGTCGGAATCAAGAAGTGCGACTGCGCGATGTGTAAGCGGTCGCGCAAGATCCACCGTGAGAACAGCCTGCTCGTGTGGGGGTGCGTCCTGGCCTTCCTGCTGGTCTCGTGCGTCGCGTTCTTCTCCAAGGGAGCGGAGTGCAAGCCGCCGAACAACTGCTTCGGGGCCTGCATCATCGGCACGAGCTGCGGAAACGGACCCGGCTGCGGCTGCGTGCCGAACCTGCCCGGCAGCCCGCTCGGGACGTGCGTCGGCGGTGGTTAGCGGCCCCGACCGCTGCCAGGGACGCCGTTTGAGGCCGCCCTCCCGATGCTACAAGAAGGGGGTTCACATCCTCCACGCGGAGGGTAAGCGGATCGTCTTCTGCGACGACTGCTTCAACCGCGCTGTGCGGGGCGGCGTCAAGGCCGTTGCGTACACGCCCCCCAGGGGGTATACCCCACCGTAGATGGGGGATTCGATCATGCCCTGCGGCAAGAAGGGCAAGAAGCGAGGCGGCCGGCGGAAGCGATAGCTCCTGCTGGCCGTTCGCGTTAGGGCCACTCACGAGGCGAAGCCCGGCACCGTGCGGGCCGTGAACAGGAGGAAGTGACATGGGATCAGGCGCCGCGATTACTAGGCTCGCGTGGAAGGGCGCACAGGTGGCGGCCAAAGAGGCGAAGGAGCAGGAGGCCGCCAGGAAGAAGAGGGCCGCGGCCGAAGCCGCCAAGGCCAAGGCCAAGGGCGGGACGCCCGGCAAGCCCACCATCAAGCCGCTGAAGAGTACCGCCAAGCCGGGCGGCTTTGGAACGATCAAGAAGCCCGGCAAGGGTGGCTTCGGGACGATCAAGAAGCCGAAGCCCAGAACCGCGGTGGCCGGGCCGCCCAAGCTGAAGAAGCCCATGCCCAGCGCCGCTTCCCGCGCCGCCTCCACGCGCACAGCCCGCGTTGCCGCCGCGCGTGCGGCAGCCGCGCGCAGGGCGGCGAGTTCCGGGCGTGCGGTCGGTAGGGCCAGGAAAGCAGCGTCGACCGCCAAGAGCACCTACGACTACGCCAAGTCCGCCAGGAGCGATGCGGCATCGACCCAGCAGCCCCGCATCCCCCTTCCCAGTCCCGGACCCTCGGTCCGGCGCACGATTTCGACCCGTAAGCGCAGGCCCGTCGCCCGGCGTCGAGGTTCCCCGAGAATCTGATGGAAGTCCTGGACTACTGCCCGGCCTGCAACCTGGACAAGCCGCTGGAGGACTTCGCGCGCAACGGTGTCGAGCCTCCGGTGGCCGAGGGCGCGCTGATGTGTCGTGCCTGCCGGCTCGCGAGGAGGGGGCCGAAAGATCCCCTCCCTGCGCTCCCGCTGAAGTACCGGAAGCTCCTCAAGAACCTGCTCACATCAGAGAGTGTCGCGGCGGCAGCCCGCAAGAGCGGCTTTTCGGACTCCTACGTTCGGATGCTCATTGGCCGCAAGGTGCACAACAAGACAGGCGAGATGGTCGCCTCGGCGTGGCAGCTCCTGCTGGAGGCCGAGGGGCTCGACCTCCAGACGATCGCGCGGGTGTCGAAGCTCCTGCTGCACGCCATGGAGCCGAAGTGGAACCCGGACCTGGCGGACTGGGACTTCTTCCCTGACAACTCCGTCCGCCTCGGCATGGTGAAGCACCTGACACGCCAGCATCGGGTGGACCCGCGCGGGAACGCCGGGTTCAAGGGGTCGAGCGCCGCTCTCGTGGTCATCAACTACGACCAGGGAGGCCCGGAGCAGTCGGAGAAGGAAGTGGACGGGTTCCACATCGAGATCCCCGCGTGAGCGAAGAAGAACAGGACATCATCCACATCGATTTCAAGCCGAATCCCGTGCAGCGGGAGTTCATCCACTCCCGGGCGCGTGCCGATTTCTTCTCTGCGCGCATGGGTGAGGGAAAGAGTGCGGCGCTCTGCTGGGCCTGCTTCCACCACACCCTGCACAACCCAGGAGCGCGCTGGCTGTTCATTCGGGACACCTGGGAGAATCTCCAGCAGACGACCCAGGTCGAGTTCTTCGAGTGGTTCCCGCCCGGTCTCTGCGGCGATTACATCGCGAGTACGCGCACGTTCAAGTGGCGGATGAACGTCAAAGACGCCGAGGTTCGCGGCGAGGTTCTCTTCCGTGGCCTCGACGAGGAGAAGGACGCGAGCAAGCTCCAGTCCCTCCCCCTCGCCGGGTTTGCGATGGACGAGCCCGCTCCCGCTGCCGAGAGCGGCGGCATCGCGAAGCTGATCTTCACGACGGCAATGAGTCGCCTACGTCAGAAGGGAATGAAATGGTACGCGGCGAAGCTCGCGGCCAACAACCCCGATGAGACTCACTGGACCTACCGCACGTTCGTCGACCCCGGCACAGACAAGTACAAGTGTCACCAGACGAGGGACCCGGAGAACCTCAGAAACCTTCCCCCGACCTACTACCAGGACCTCCGAGATGCGTATGCGGACCGTCAGGATCTGATCGATCGCTTCGTCCTGGGCACCTACGGATTCCAGCGCCGTGGCCGACCCGTCACCCCAGCCTGGAGCGATCCGGTCCATGTCGCCGACGCGATAGAGCCGATCCCCGGGGTCCCGCTGCATCTAGGCTGGGACTTCGGGCTCACCCCTTGCTGCACGATTACGCAGCTCGCGCCGAACGGACACTGGAACATCTTGGAGTCGCTCCAGGGTGAGGACGTGGGCACGATCGAGCACATCGAGCAGTCCGTCGCTCCGCGCCTCGCGGAGCGCTACCCGGACTACACCTGGGACCACACTCACGATCCGGCGGGCGACTACCGGGACCAGACCACGAAGGAGAACACGCCCGTCCGCGCGATCCGCGAGATGCTGGGCGGGTCCTGCTACCCGGGAGCGGAGTCCCCCTCGGCCGGGATCGACCCCCTCAACGCCGTCCTGTCGCGCATCCGAAGCAACGGCAGGGGCGTGGTACAGGTCGACCGCCGCTTCGCCAAGCCCGCCTGGCACGCGCTACGCGGAGGCTGGCACCACCCGGTTCGTGCGGGAGGCGTCACAGGGTCGACCCCCGTTAAGAACGCCTACTCCCATGCCGGGGACTCCGTTCGCTATCTAGCCTCGCGGTTCTTCCCGCTGGGCGCGCAGCGCCAGAAGAAGGCGCGTCCCACTGAGCGAAAAGGGACGCGGCCTCGCTACTTCAGCGGTCCCGTGCTCGGGTTCGAGAGGCCCGGGAAACAGCTACCCAAGGAGGCCAGGGAGATATGAACGAGTCCCAGTGGGTCCAGAAGCGTCGCAGGCTCGTGGAGGACTTTGTGCAGGGGAGGACGCTGATCCCCGCGCTGATAAAGGACTCGAAGCTCGCGACCGACACGCTCCTGGCGATGCGAGACGAGATCAAGGCGCTCCGAGAGCACCTCACTCCGACGAGGAGGGAAGACGATGGCGAGTGACCCGACCGCATTTGGCCTGGGCGCACCTGGCCCGCCCCCGCTCATGGCACCTCCGAAGGCCGAGCCTCTTCCGGTCGAGCTGGAGGAGATACTTCAAGAGGTCGACCCGACCGCCATCTCCGAGACGGACGAGGAGCTGCGGATCGAGATCGACGATGTCGACTTGCTCCAGATCCTGATGGACTACAAGAACGTGGGGCTGGAGGCGCGGAGGAGCGGGCACTCCGACCGCGAGTCGACCTGGGATGCCAACATCGACGCTTACTGGTCCCGCTACGAGACGAAGGAGAAGGCCGAATGGCAGGCCCAGGAGTCTCTCCCGGAGGTCCAGAACAACGTCGATCGCTTCGCGGCCTCGGTCCGCAGCGCGCTAATGAGCCGGGCGGACTGGTACACCGTCGACGATCCGACGGACCGTGCCGGCGCGCTCATGCAGCACGTCAAGAAGTTCGTCGATATTCTGCTGGCCGAATCAGGAACGAATGCGAGCGGGCAGCCGATCAACTTCGAGCACACGTTCGGACAGGTCGTCAAGAGCGGCGCGCTCATGGCGATGGCGGGAGGCGTGACGTTTGACCCCAGGAGCCGCCGGGTCAAGGTCTCCGCGATCGATCCGCGCGAGCTGGTCTACGACCCGACGGGGCGCGGGCTCTTCCGTGTTCGCACCTACGAGATGGACCACCACGAACTCCTGGAGCTTGCCCAGACCGAAGATGACTCCGGGAACGAGGTCTACGACGTAGACGCGATCATGGAGCTGGAGTCGGGCGCGAACGAAGAGGGACGAGACGACAACGCGCGCATCACGGGCACGGAGACGGTGGACGAGGGGACGGGTCGCAAGCCGATCGTGATCGACGAGTTCCTCTGCGACATCGTCAACGCAGACGGCGAGCTGGTCGGAAAGAACCAGCTCGTCATCATGGCGAACGAGCGCGTCATCATCCGAGGCCCCGAGCCGAATCCGTTCTGGCACGGTCACGACTGGATCGTGTTCGCGCCGGCTATCAGCGTCCCCTTCAGCGTGTACGGCAGGAGCTTCGTGGAGGGGTTCAGGCAGCTCGTCGCGACGTTCACAGAGATGACGAACCTCATCCTCGACGCGGCTTTCGTGGACGCCCTGCGAATGTTTATGATGTACCCGGACGCGCTCGATGACCCGAGCGAGGCGCAGGACTGGTGGCCCGGGAAAATGTTCCTTGCCGACGAGGACTGGCCTCCCGGACAGGACTTCGTGAAGTCGATCGACGCGGGACGCCTCGGGAGCGGCTCTGTGCAGGTTTGGCAGTCGATTCAGGGCATGGTGCGCGACGCCGCGAGCCAGAACGAGCTGTCGATGGGGCAGATCCCGCCGAAGGGCGACATCACCGCAACGGAGATTTCCAGCGTCGATGTCCACCAGAGCGAGCTGGTGCGCTCTATCGCGAAGGACACAGAGGATCTGTGGTTGTCGCCGATGCTGGAGCTGGTCTGGATGACCGGGCTTCAGCACTTCGATCCGAAGAAGGACGTTGCGCTGGCCGCAGAGCTGGGAGACGAGGTCTCCTCGATGCTCTCCAATCAGCGCGAAGACTTCAAGAAGAAGCGCTTCCGCTTCCAGGCCCACGGGATCACGGGTACGCTCAAGAGGAACGAGCGACTACGGAACATGATTAGCGTGCTGGGGCTCCTGTCGCAGAACGAGATGATGGCCCAGGCATTCCTCAAGCGGTTCAGCATCGACAAGATCCTGGAAGAGATAATGATGGACGCTGGGGTCGAGATCGCGAAGATCGAGAAGTCCGACATCGAGAAGAAGCTTGAGGCGCAGCAGGCCATGGCGGCTGGTGCAGCCGGCGGACAGATCCCCGGCGCTCCCGGCGCCCGACCGCCGCAGGCACCACAGAAGCCCGCGGCACCGGGAGGTGTAAGGTGAGCGGACCGGCAGAGCGCGTTCCCGGCCTGATGCCGAAGAGAGGACCCACTTCGCTCAGGTCTCAGACGGATCTGAGCGAGACGATCGCCCAGGGGCACGACGCGGAGCTGGTCGCCAGGACTCTCACCGGGGAGCTGGACAAGCGGCGCGCAGAGATCGAGAAGGAGGTCTTTCAGCACCTCGCGGGCAGCGAGGCGCTCTCGGGCGACAGGGCCGTGCAAGCCTGGCTAGAGCTGTACGCCGTCCATCGCCTTGAGCAGCGTCTGCGCCGAAGCATGAAGCTCGGAGAAGCCGCCGGCACGGAGCTTACGGCCCAGCTCGAAACGCCCGGAGAACCCTCTCCGCGGCCCCGTAAGCCCAAGTTCCCTCATACCTGACACGTTAAGCTTCTACGTCAGAAGAGACGGCGTACCACTATATGTAGTACCCGCGGGGTTGACTCTCTACCAGATGCTGTGGTAGATCCGTCCCCATGGGGACAAGACGCGAGCCGGGCACAGAAGACTTCGACCCGAACTCGCCGCTCCCGCTTCCCTTCATGGAAGACCCCGAGCCCACCGACCCCCCTACTCCCGCCGCCGCCGCTCCCGAGGAAGGCGAGGGCGAGTGGGCGCCTCCGTCCGAGGAAGAGTACGAACTCGACCTGGCGCGGATCGAGCTGGCCGAGGATGCGGCAAAGGTCGCACGCGAGCAGGTCGAGACGAGCAACGCACTCATGCGTGACCTCATGGGCTCACGCCAGCCCGAGCCCGAGCCCGAGCCCGAGGATCCCGGCGTGATGCCGGATGCGGCGCGCGATCCCGAGGAGTTCGCCGCCTGGCTGAACAAGCGGGACCAGCACACCGAGGCCAAGTTTACCCGCAAGATAAGCGGTATGCAGACCGAGATGCAGACGAACGCGAGGGCGAACGATCTGTTCTCCAAGTTCGTCGCGAAGTACCCGGACATGGCAGACAAGCGCGACGTGGTGGAGCTGGCAAGCCGTCGCGCCGGCCTACGTCCCACGGACCCGGAGCCGAAGATTTTCGAGAAGGTCATCGAGCAGCTTACGATGCTGGGCATTTCGGTCGACCCGAAAAAGGCCGCTGAGCCAGCACCGGGACGGCGCGGAGGACGCGCTGCTGGTCTAGGGGCGGGCAGCGGACTTCGTCGTCGCCGCCGGGAAGAGCCGGAAGATAAGCCGGTCGACCTGATCGACCAGATCACACAGGATCAAGTAAACCTGGGGATCATGTAACTCCAGCAAGAGGAGATCGTAATGGGTTCATGGGGCTGGGACGCACCGACGGGTACTTACAAGAATCACGCACTGTCGAGCAAGATTCGCGAGGCCGCGGTCGCAGACTCGCAGTTCATGCGGTTTCTGACGCCGGAGAAGGGCTACGGCAAGGGTCGTGGCGCGTCGGTGACGATCACGCGGATGAAGAATCTGCCGCTGGCGGGGAAGGTCGGCGAGACGGACCGGCTGCCGAGCGGAACCCCGGAAGTGGACACCATCTCGAAGGCGGTGTCGGAGTGGGGCTTCAAGATCGAGGGGACGCAGTTCGAGGCGGACCTCACCCACTTCAACCTCCAGGATCGGCGTCAGCAGAAGCTGCGTGACCAGCTCCGTCTCACGATGGACAAGATGGCCGCGGACGCCCTCAAGCTGACCGTGCTGCGATGCACCGGTACGGCCGCGGGCTACAACGGAGCCACCTTCGCGGACGAGACGACCGCAGCGACCGTGACGACCGCAACCGCTGCTGTCAACCTGGACATCGGGCACCTTCGCGCCATCCACGACGAGCTGGCCGGCAATCAGAAGGCGCCGCCGTTCCGAAACGGCAAGTACATCGGCATCCTGTCGACGAAGTCGGCCCGCGGCCTCAAGTCCGACCCCGAGTACAAGGACTGGCTGGCTCCGACGGGCTCCGAGCCCATCATCACGGGTCGGCTCAAGGATGTCGAGAACTTCATGCTGATCGAGACGAACCACTTCGACGCGCTCGACAACACGATCGGGACCGGGTCCGTGACCGGCCAGGCCGTGTTCTTCGGCGCCGACGCGGGCTTCCTCGCGGTGGTTCGCAACCCCGAGCTGAGGGTGGGCCTGACCGAGGATCTCGGTCGGTTCCGCGAGTTCGGCTGGGTCGGCACGCTCGAAGCCGGCAACACCTGGGGCGACAACGCGGCCAACGCGCGGGTCTGCTTCTGGTCCAGCGCCGCCGTCTAGTCCACGGTCCGTACCGCAGAGGAGATACGCAGATGACATCTCGAATCGGAGATACCCTCACCTGGGTCAGCGCCTTGCTGGACACCGCGACCGCAGGCGACCTGGGGACCTGGACTCCCTGTCGCCCCATCCGACTTCGTCGCCTGGGCTACATCTGGGGGGTTGTCGCCGCCGATCCCGAAAACTTCGCCTTCAACATCGACAAGCGGATCTTGATCGGGAGCGACACCGGGCGCACGACGGCCATCGCGAGCATCGCGGGCGTCGCCTCCGAGACGGTGGGCATCGGTGCCTACACCCGGATCGGCTCGGCGGGTGGTGGCGACATCGACATCGCCGCCGATGAGGAGCTGGTCATCGAGCTTCCGGCGGCCGGGGACACGAGCGACGGCGATGCCTACATATTCATCGAGTACGAGGCGCTGCCGTTCGCGGGCACCGTCAACATCGGTGGCAACCTGACGGATCGCGACGCCTAGTAGCGCCGGAACGGGAGGAACGGACATGGGACTCGGAGACACGAAGACCTGGGTCAGTGGCACCGTGGCGCTCGATGGTACGGCAGACCTGGCAACCTTCACGCCCGGACGACCGATTCGGCTGCGCCGCTTCGGCTACATCTGGAACTCCGGGACCGTGACGGCCCCTCAGACGCTCGACATCGACATCGACAAGCGCATCCTGATCGGGGACGACACCACCCGCCCGGCCGTCGCGACCATCGCGGGCGCGTCCGGTGAGGGGCAGGGCGAAGGCGCCTACACCCGGGTCGGTGCGGCTGGTGGCGGGGCCATCGATGTCGCCGCGGACGAGGAGATCGTCGTCCAGACCACCGCCGGGGCCACCGCCGGAGACGGCGTCGTCTTCATCGAGTATGAGGAGCTGCCGTTCGCGAATGCCACCGCCATCGGTGGGAACCTGACGGATCGCGACGCCTAACAGCGACGCCTGATAGGGAGGTACTGACATGGCTCTCCAAGGAGCGCTCGCCGGGCAGCTACCCGGCGAGAAGGTGGCACACGGGACGTTCACGCCGGTTGCGACCTCGACGGACATCGTGACCGGGCTGGAGTCGATCCGGGCTGTCATGTTGAGCTTCGCCGGCGCCCCCACCGTCACGCATCTGTGGAACTCCTGGACCGCCTCTGGAGGAGTCCTCACGGTCGTCACTTACGGCCCTACCGATGGGGCAGGCGCGGACAGCAACATCGCCCCGACCGCCGGGGCGACTGCGTGGGGGGATGTCTGCTGGGTCGCGATCGGACAGGGAGCACGCTGACGTGCCGAACGTGCGGGTCTACGACACGGGGCGGATCGTGCGGCGTGTGCCGCTCTCTGGGATCCAGGTGGTCGAGTACACCGAGCAGCCCGGCGTCTACTACACGGTCACTGGGGATGTGATCCCCGAAGACTCGACCTGGCCGCAGGAGGCTCGCTTCGACGTGAGGAAGAGCCGCATGGAGAAGCGCCGCCGAGAGCTGATGGTCGATGCTCAGAAGAATATCGACGAGCAGATGGCGGAAGAAGAGGCGGGCGTCGAGGCGAAGATCGAGAGCGAGGAGGCCGAGCGCGCGGCGGCCCCCGCGGGAGCCGACACGACGCAGGACGAGGAGCGCGTCGAGAAGGGCTCCCTGCTCAAGGCCACGCATCGCGGAGGCGGGCGCTATCGCGTAGCGGACGCCGCCGGAGAGATCGTCGCGGACGGGCTCTCCAAGGGCGAGGCCAACCAGTTCATCAGTGACGCTGCCGCTGCCGAAGAGGAAGAGGCAACGTCCGGGGGGTAGAGTCATGGCGAGAGGACGCAGGCGACGGCGGGGTGGTCGCGGGCGATAGCCGCCCCGGCATTTTGGCCCGGCGGGAAGATCGCGAGGGCGTGCGGCCCGCAAGGCTGCACGCCCTTTGTATTAGGAGACGAGGATGCCTGACCGAGACGCCATCGCAGCCCGCGTTGCCGGAATCCTGATCGACGACGACGCCGACTCGGTGGCTCGCATCGTGCCCGAGATCCAGAAGGCGCAGAAGGACGTGGAGGAGCGCTCCTACAAGTTCCTGTGCCAGGAGACCTGGATCGACCCGAACCCCAGCGTCACCGTCGGCGACGCAGTCCTCGCGTCGGTGCCGGACGACTTCATCGAGTCGAAGGGGCAGGCGTTCCTGCTCCACCAGACGGCGAACCACGGGCTGGTCACGCCCCCTCTGGACTGGCTGGAGCTGGGCGACGAGTCGCTCAAGATCCACAGCGGATCGTGGAAGAACCCGGTCGAAACCGACCGCGGACCGCCCCAGGCCCTCTGGATCAATATGGTGGACGACGAGATCACCACGTTCCCGGTGCCGGACGATAGCTACGCGATCTGGGTGCCCTACTACAAGCGTCTCGCCACCCTGGATGACGGAGCAGACGAAAACTGGTGGACGGAGAACCTGGAGGACTTCCTGGTCTTCCGGGCAGCGGCGCGCGTCCTCAACTTCAACCGCGACCCAGAGCACCTCAGGTACGAGGTCATGGCCGCGGCGGATTACAGGGCGGCGAAGAAGGCCAACAGGCGCATCCGGCTCCGCTTCCAGGGAGGTCGCATCCGGCCTCGCCGTGACGTGGGCGCGACCTTCCAGCAGAGGAGAATGTAGCCATGGCCTACGACTTCGACGAAACCGCCCCGGCCGACAACGACTACATCTCCGACTTCCCGGCGAACGAGCGCGACGCGCGGGCGGCCAAGAAGGAAGCGTTCGAGGTCGATCACGAGCTGACCGACGGCTACCACGATGCCGTGACGCTGAATGAGGGCGCGGACCCGGACCCGCCTGCGGACAGGATGGCGGTCTACGCCAAGGACTCCGACGGCCAGCCCGAGCTGTTCGTGCAGGAGGAAGACGACGGATCACCCGGAGACGTTATCCAGGTCACGAAGGGCGGCTACCTCCATCAGGTGATCTCGACGCTCGGCGCCGCGCCCGAGGAGGAGCGCAAGATGCTGGCGCACCTCCTCCTGCTCAACGCCAAGCTCATCCAGGGTGAGAACGCGGCGACCGGGACCTACTACGACCTCCTCGGCCTGAACGCCAGCGACGAGTGCGATGTCGGAGACAGCGACGCGGGCACGGTCCAGCTCCTCCGGCTCAAGATCGCCGACGACGTGGCAGACCCGGAGCAGCAGTTCGTGGTCGAGTACGGGGATGGCGACAAGAAGATATTTCACGAAGCCTTCATGGGCGATGGCTCCGGGCTCGATGCGGATCTAGTGGACGGGTACGAAGCCACGGAGCTGCTCCTATCTGCGGACGCCACGGTGGCGGGCAGGTTCTTTGAATCGACTGAGGTTGCGATCTCCGCTGGTGCCACCAGCGTCCAGGCCCATGGGCTAGGCGGCATACCGAACCTCGTGACGGTGGCGTTGCGGTGTAAGACTGCTCAGTACGGGTGGACGGCGAATGACGAGGTTGCCGTGGCTCAGGATTGCGACCAGGCTTCCGGTAACGGCCTGAGCGCGGGTGCCGAAACCGGCAATATCGTTGTCCAGATAGGTGGTGCTGCCGCTGTCTTCGTCCACGAAAGAACTAGCGGAATCAATCGCCAGTTGACAAATAGCAGTTGGCGAGTCGTCGTAAGGGCTTGGAGATAGGATGTCGGCTCCGGCAGCGATACAGGTCCCGCCTCAGAGAGAGTCGCGTGAGGTGGTCACGCCGCTCAATCTCGGGGTGTTCCTGGACCGCCCCGCCCTCCACGTCCCGAAGGGAGGGATGGTCGACTGCCTGAACGTCCGCGTGAAGGACAGGACCACCCGCAACGACAACATGGGCTGGAGCACGTTCCCGGTCGGAAAGACGCCGATCAACCTGGATGGCAATCAGGTGACGCACTTCGATCAGTTCTTCTCGTCGGGCGGGTCGCAGTCCCTGATCTTCGGGACGATCTACGACCTCTATCGCCTCGACCAGATCAACGACATCGTGAAGTTCCTGACGCCGCAGTACGGGACGGGGACGGTCGACGCCATCGCGGCATACGACAGTGGCGACGACGAGACGACGATCACGGGCGACAGCACGCTCTGGGCGACGGCGGTCCTCTCCCGCGACAACGCCCGGGAAGGCGACTACATCCACTTTGGGGATGCAGATTACACCACCCAGGACAGCTCCTGGTTCGAGATCAAGACGATCACGGACGACACCCACATCGAGGTCCACGGTGACGCATCGGCGGAAGACACTGGCGTCTACACGATCCGTCAGTGCTTCGGGGGAGGGGTGTTCGACAAATGGTCGAGCGAGACGTTCATCCACGCGCTCGGGGGATGGGGCACCGAGGACCACTGGTACGCGACACAGGGGACCGATCCGCCCGTCTACTGGAACGGTTCCGATACCGTAGCGGTGCGCTTCGATCCTGGGTTCACCTGTCGAGTGCTGCGTCTCCACAAGAACATGATGCTCTACGGGAACATGCTGGAGTCAGGCACGAGCAAGCCCTCCTCGATCCGCAATAGTAATGTCGCGAACCCGCAGGACGTGACGAACGGACTGGCGAGCGAGTTCGTGGCGACAGACTCGATCGATGGTCAGTTGGAGCTTGCGCCGATCGGCGACATGATGGTTGCCTACCACGAGCGCTCGATCAACCTTCTCCAGTTCGTGGGGCTGCCCTACATCTTCGTCATCCGAACCGCGGTTCCCGGCATCGGCCCGGTCGCCCCTGGCGCGATTGCGGACTTCGGCGACTTCCACGAGTTCCTGGCGGCCGACGCGGCTTACGAGTTTAATGGGGTGGGCATCGAGGAGATCGGCGGGCACGTCTTCCACGAAGTCCTACGTCGGATGTCCCCGGATCGCATCCTGAAGGTCATCACCCATATCGACGAGGAGAACGGGGAGTCACATTGGATTATCCCGCAGCTCTCCGATGGCGCTGCGGATGCGGATGCCGGGGCCAAGAGAGCCTATACGGAGCACTACCTGGAGGATGCGACGCTGCGCGGGGCGGCCTTCGTCCCCATGACGATCCGCGATCTCCCTGCCACCGCGACGGGTTACTTCGAGCGGAGCACGACGCTCACTTTCGCGGACCTTGTCGTCGAGTGGACGAACGTCAACTTCAAGTGGAACGACCGCTTTCTGGAGACGACTTACCCGTTCAACCTCTTCGGGACCGAGGACGGTTATATCTACATCCTCGGGACCTCTGTGGATCAGATCGAGGGCGCGGACACGCCGGTCGCTGTGGAGTCGTTCGCTCGCTTCCGTCGCGCCCCGGTGGTCGACGGCGACCGCAAGGGGTACATCAGGCGGGTGACGCCATACGCTCACGAGCGCTCCGGGGCTACCGTGGATCTCAAAGTCAGCGTCTACGGGGCTGATGCCGCACACCGGAACTCGGTCCTGCTCCAGAGCCAGGACTTCGCGCTGGATTACTCAGGGAACCGTTTCTCCACCTTCCGCAAGATGACACGGTATGCGGAGATCCAGTTCGGAACGAACGATCTGGGAGGGCACTTCGAGCTGGCCGGCTACGATGTCCTGACGCAAGAGGGGGCCGGGCGATGACCATGGAGCGACGACGCAATGCCGCGAAGCGGGCGCTATCCAGGCGGCACGGGATGACGCCCGACCAGACCGAGGAGCTGAACCGCCATGTCGCCGGCCTGGACGACTGGCGCACGCGCTGCCTCTGCTGCGAAGAGATGATCGTCGGAACGCCCGCCCAGATCCAGATTCATGCGGAGGAGTGCCGTGGGGCGTAAGCCCGTAGAAGAGGTCCCGATGCTGCCCACGCAGATCGAGGAGCCGAATCGGGGACACCTGATCGACCTCGACAGGGCTCTCCGTTCCATCTTCATCCAGTACGGTGGTGCGCTGAACGATGACCTCCTTACCATCCCCGACTTCGTGAGAACCATCACGGACACCTACACGATGTACGACACCGACCACAATCTCCTCGCTGACAACTCCGGGGGAGCCTTCACGATCACGCTTCCGCCCGCGTCCGACGCCGAGCCCCACGTCTTCAGGATCAAGAGGATCAACGTAGGGGGCGGGAACATCACCATCGCGGCTGCCGGCGCGGACACGATCGACGGCGCCGCAACGGTGCTGCTGTCGGCACAGTGGCATCTGGTCGAGCTGATCTCGGATCGCGTCTCCTGCTGGAGCCTATTGCACACGGGGCTGCCGTGAGTGTTGTCCGCGTACAGAATCCTGGCGTCCTGAGCCAGCCGGTCTTCACGGACCTGCTGCATCGAGCCCTAGAAGGCTCCCACGCGAACCTCTTCCCCGACCCCGAGAAGGTGGTCGAGTGGCTCCGGGGTGCCATCTCCGATCCTGAGATCGGGGTGACGATCTCGATAGGGGACAACGCGAAGCTGCGCGGGGTTATGATTGTGAGCGTCAAGACCGGCGTCTTCTCGCTCCTGCCCTGGATTCTCTACGTCTTCTCGGAGCATCGAGAGGCAACGATGGAGCTGTGTCTGTGGAGCCAGGAGTGGTTCCTTGAGCACGGGTTCGATCGCTGCTATGCGTTCAACACGTCAGACAAGGAAGATCAGCACTTCGAGTACATGGCCGAGCACCTCGGCGCGCGGACGCCGACGATCGTCATGCTCGGAGACAAGAAGGAGAGCTAGCCATGGGTGGCGGATCAAACGAGGCTACCAGCGTACAGTCCGACGTAACGCCCCCGGAGTACAGGCAACTCCGAGAGAGATACGGGTCCGCGTTCCAAGACGTTGCGAGCCAGTACGGAGACATCACCGGGGGCTACCAGGGTCCCACCACGGCAGACATCACGCCCGAGGAGCAGGGCCTGGTGGATCAGATTGCCACCTGGGGCGGCGGGCAGCCCACTCCTAACCAGCAGGCCGCGATGGACGCGAGGCTCGCCACGATCCGCGGAGAGAACCTCGGCACCACGAACCTCCAGCCCCTCTTCAGTCAGATCAACGAAGCGTTCGACGAAGGGACACTCCAGAACGCGGGCATGTTCACGTCGGCCGGGCACGCCGTTCAGGACAGCTCGCCGTTTGCGCGCTCCGAGGCGATCCGGGAGAAGGCGCGCATCGACGCTATCGGCAAGGTGGCGACAGACGTTCACATGGGCGAGCGCGGCCTCCAGGAGGCAGCCGCCGCCGGAGAAGAGGGGCAGGCCGCAGCGCGACAGGGGATCGACGCAGCGGAGGTTCAGGCCCTGGTGGACCGCCTTCAGGCCACGCAGCTCCCGCGCCTGATCGCGGACATGGGTATTGAGCGCGGGATGGCGCAGTTCAACTCAGACATCCAGAACCTGCTCGCAATGTTCGGGATGGGCGTACAGGCGTCGATGCCGCAGCTCGCGACCAGCAGTAAGTCGGGCGGCTGGAACATGTTCATCTAGGAGGGGTCATGGCGGATCCGTTTGTCGACAGAATGTTCGGCGGCGCAGTCAGTGGGATGGAAGACGAGGAGCTTCTCTTCAGCCGCATCTCACAGAGGGACGCGCGTGAGTTGCTCTGGCAGGACATCAACACGGGGCGCGAGCAGGAGGGACTCCCTCCGCTGGACGAGCCGGATTACCCTGGCCCCCCGACGACCGGCGGAACCATCTTCAAGAACATCGGCAGCCTCTTTGGCGGACAGAAGCAGACCGGGACCCCGTTCTCTACGTCCTACTCCCCCGACATCATCGTGCAGACGCTGATGGAGAAGGGCATGTATACGCGGGAGGAGGCGGAAGAGTACCGCGACAAGCTGCCTCTCGATCGACTCCTGGGGCTCTTGCACCGCTATCCGCGCACCCATGCGGCGGACGAGCGCACCAGACTCTCAGATCCCGTGATGGCGGAAGAGGCGAGGCGGTCCATCCTGGGGATCGTCGAGCCCGGATAGGGAGAGGTGCT